AGAAAACATGCGTAAATTAGATATCTTATTAAATCTAATAAACCAAAATCGCCAAAGACTCAACCTTTTAGAATCTGACTCAGGTCTAGAAGTTATTAAACTTTAATATTCTGGCTATCAGGTGTATTATACAATATGATTACATTTGTAATGCAATATAATTACACGAGGCATCAAGATGACTAAGAGAAAATACTCAAGTGCGGAAGACCTTTCCAACGATTCAAATCAAGAGCGAGCTTTTGTTACATGGGGAGGAGAAGAGGACAGAGTAGAAGCTCTTAGAGAATCTGCTACAGCGATAGATGAATATCGCATAGTAGACAGAGGAGGTGTCGCCACCGCAAATAGATGGCGTAGCTACAAAGACTTAGACACCAATGTCTCTGGTAAGCCGGGTCTTACAAGGAGAGATTACGAGCAGTTTAGACCGGCAGAGGCTGTTCCCGGAAAGCATTCTGGGATTATACGAGCTGCAAACTCTGCCTATCAAAGAGTTGGCTTGATAAGAAATATAATTGACCTTATGGGAGATTTTGCTACCCAAGGAATCAGACTTGTTCATCCAAATAAAAGAATAGAAAAATTTTATAGAAACTGGTTTTCTAGGATAAGCGGTAGAGAACGTTCTGAAAGATTTCTTAATAATTTATACAGAACGGGCAATGTTGTTATAAGAAAGCAAACAGCAAAGATAAACGCAAAAGGCCAGAAAGAGTTATTTAAGTCTCAAGCTGCGCCTGAAGCACAGATGACATTCCTAAATGTCCCCAGAAAAGAGATACCTTGGAGATATATATTTTTAGACCCGTCTACTGTTCATACTATAGGAGGAGAGCTAGCTTCTTTTGTAGGCACTCCTACATATGCGATAAAGCTACCTCCTAAGCTAAAAAGAATTATAAACTCTCCTAAAAATGAAGCAGAGAAAAAACTTGTAAGAGAATTGCCCGACGACATCAAAGCTGCTGCAAACTCTGGGAAGCCATTTCCTCTTCCTGCTGATAAAACTTTAGTATTCCATTATAAGAAGGACGATTGGCAAAACTGGGCACATCCAATGATTTATGCAATTATGGATGATGTCATGCTCCTTGAAAAATTGAAGCTTGCCGATGTTGCCGCTCTTGATGGAGCTATCTCAAATATCAGAATTTTTAAACTAGGTAATCTCGACCACAAAATTGCTCCAACACCAGCTGCAGCATCCAAGCTAGCGAATATATTAGAGAACCACGTTGGAGGTGGTACGACTGACTTAGTATGGGGTCCTGATATTGAGCTACTTGAATCTAAGACATCTGTACATCAGTTCTTAGGTCAAGAAAAATACATGCCTACTTTAAATTCTATATATGCTGGGTTAGGTATTCCTCCATCTTTAACAGGAATATCTGGCAGCAGCGGTAGCTTCACCAATAACTTTATGTCTCTTAAGACTTTAGTAGAAAGGCTTGAGTATGGACGTTCTGTATTAATGTCTTTCTGGAATAAAGAAATAGCTGAAGTCCAAAAAGCTATGGGCTTTAGATTTCCTGCCCAAGTAGAGTTCGATAAAATGACTCTTACGAATGAAGACTCCGAGAAGTCTCTTCTTATACAGATGGCCGATAGAAATCTTATTAGTGAAGAAACATTACAAAGAAAGTTTGGCGACAACCCTGATATGGAAAGACTTAGAATCGTACGAGAGGACAGAGATAGAGACTCCGGCAGAAGACCAGAGAAAGCAAGTCCTTACCACGATGCGAATGGAGAACTTGGTCTTAAAAAGATTGCTCTTCAAACTGGAATAGCAACACCCGGAGAAGTTGGTTTAGAGCTTGAAGAAAAAATCGACGGCCAAAAGAATGCCTTAGAAATGAGACAGTCTCAAACTAAAAAGAAATCCGGCCCTGAAAAAGAAAATTTGCCCGGAACTCCTAATGAAGGAAGGCCTCAAAACTCCAGAGACACTGAACCAAGAGAGTCTAGGACTGTCAACCCAATAACGAAAGCCTTAACTCAGGCAAAAGCAAAGATAGCTCAAGAACAAATATCTAAAATAGTAAATCCGATGTTGCTTGATATGTATCAAAAGAAGGATTTTAGAAGTCTTAGTAGCATTCAATCTGAAGAAGCAGAAGCTATAAAGTTTGGAATACTATACAATCTTGCTTCTTTATCTGAGATATCAACAGAGAACATTCAAACAGCACTTTCTAAACGCTTGCCATCGCAAATATCAAAGTCTTATAACAATTGGTTGGCAGAATTTGTAAAAGAAATTGGAAGGAAGCCAACTGTTGACGAATCTAGAGCGATGCAAGCTCTTATATACTCGGAACATAAGTCAGCTTAAAATACCATTTTTATAACCTCTGGTGTATACTTTAATAAGTCAACGAGGTATAATAAAGTATGATTAAAATATACGCAAAAGAAATTGAGGACGGCATATCAGAAATGGTGCAGGCGAATGCTTCTATTGCATACGCTTGCCCTCTAAGTATCGCTAACCCAACCGAAGACGAAAAATCTAGAATAGAGGCATCGTTGAAATCTGAGGCTTCAAGTAACAAGGGTCAGAAAGACCTTTATTACGTAGACTCAGTTCTTGTAACAACATGCTGGAACAGAAATGATGATGTATTTAATAAGTCTGAGGTTTGGGCCGCGCGCAGTACTCCAGAGGATAAGCCTTTTAATATTGAGCACGACGAACACGATATTATTGGACATATAACTGGTAACTGGATTATAAACAATTCTGGTGAAATTATACCAGATGAAACTTCTGAAGAAGAACTTCCAGATACCTACCATATAGTAACAAGTTCTGTTATGTATAAACATTGGACAGACCCAAAATTAATTGCTAGAACTAAAGAATTAATTGAGCAGATAGAAGCTGGTAAAAAATTTGTTTCAATGGAGTGTTTATTCACAGACTTTGACTATGCTCTAGCATCGGACTCAGGTCAGATGCGAACCCTTGGTAGAAATGAAGAGAGCGCATTCCTCACAAAGCATTTAAGAGCTTATGGAGGCACTGGTGTTTATCAGGGATTTAAAATTGGTAGAATGTTGAAGAATATTGCATTTTGTGGGCATGGCTTAGTTGATAAGCCCGCCAATCCATCTAGTATTATTTTCGACAAGTATAACCCTTTCGTTGCGCCGACTGAAGGAAGCTTAGCAATCTTTGAATCTTCGCAGGCCGCGCAACAATCTGTTTTATCAAAAGAGGAGACAGAAATGGCTGACAATCTCGATTTTTATAAAAATCAAGTATCTGAGCTGAAGGCCTCCGTTAATACTCTCTCACAAGAGAAGAAAGAACTTGAAGCACAGCTTACAGAAGCAGGTGCTAAAGAATATGACGCTAAGATTGCTGAGTTGCAAGTAACAATTGCTGAAAAAGACGAAACAATCGAAGCTCAAGTAACGGAATCAGAAGCTCTTGCTACTGAACTTACTGAGACTAAGACCAAACTTGAAGAAGCTGAAGCTAAGCTGGTTGAAGTTGAGCAGGCGAAAGCCGAACTCGATGCACAACTGGCTCAGATTGAAGCTGAAAAAGTTCGTGCTAGCCGCATTTCGCAGTTAGTCGAAGCTGGTCTTGAAACTGAAGAAGCTGAAGCTGCCGTAGAGAAGTTCGCTGAACTTTCCGACGACCAGTTTGAAGCTATCGCTCTTATGGTTGCTCCTAAAGACAAAAAAGACAAAAAGGAGAAGAAAGAAGAAGCGATAAAGGAAGAAGCTGCTAAGAAAGAAGAGGCTAACATGCCTCCGGCATTGAAAGAAGCTTTGGACAAAAAGAAGAAGAAGGAAGGCGAGGCTATGAGTCCAAGTATGCCTAAGCGTTCCATGAATTCTTTAGAAGAAGACGATATTACGCAGGACGACGCTGAAGCAGCAGCAGAAGAAGAAATTTTTGACGAAGTGGAAGCTTACGATGAAGTTGCTCTTTCTGCAAATGACGAAGGTTCAGAAGATGAATTTGAGTCTACCAGAGCAGCACTCAGTGATTTAATTGCTAACAAATACCTTAAAGTAAATTAGTTTTAAAGGAGACTATATAATGGCTCTTAAACCAGATAGACATGAAGTGGTAACAGACATTTCGTTCTTTATGAATGAAGTTGCTGAGCGCGGCATCATCGTTACTCATAGCACAGCCGGTTCCGGTGCAGCTATGGACGATAGCAATGCTCTTGTTGCTATTCCAACGACTGCTTCTGGAAGTTATCCTGCAGGTCTTTTGCTGAATGACGTTGTCAATATCGACCTTACTCGTCAGCACT